AATGGATATATACGATAAGGTTAAAGGGGATAAGATAAATGGTATAGTGGCTGATGGTGGAATAAAAAATAATGGAGATGCAGTAAAAGCTTTTGCGGCGGGAGCTAGTGGAATCATGATGGGTTCATTTTTTGCTGGGCATGATGAATGTGATAGGGGAGTCAATGGAGATCATATATTTAGAGGACTCGCATCCAGAGAGACACAATTAAATCAAAACCCAGATGCAATAAATAATTTAAAGGCACTTCATGTAGAGGGAGCTTCTGGGTCAGTTCACCATAAGGGATCAATTGACCATTCTATACAAATGCTTATAAATAACATTTGTAGCGGTTTGTCCTATTGTGGATCGCCAGATTTAAAACATTTTAGAGAAAACTCTACTTATATAGAGGTTTCTTCGCAATCAACTATTGAATCAAATAAGAGGATTTGATACAATATATATAGGTCGCCAATTGGGACCTAATTCATTTATTCGCTTAAGGAGGAATAATGGTAACACAATTTGCCATGGATCTTTTTAAAGATCCTTTTTTTATCGGCTTTAACAGAGAGTTAGAGCGTATCAACAATGTATATCGTGAAGCAACAAATCAGTCTTATCCGCCGTATGATGTGCTTAAGACAGGGGAAGACTCTTATGAGATTTCTTTAGCTGTTGCAGGATTTTCTAAAGAAGAGTTGTCTGTTAATATTGACAACGGTTCTTTGGTAGTCCAGGGATTAAAAGAGTCTGTAGTAGCACCTAAACCTTATTTACATAAGGGGATTGCTGCTAGAAAGTTTATTCGTACATTTGCATTATCTGAATATATGGAGGTGCAAAGTGCAGAACTGGTCGATGGAATTCTTAAAATTAATATTGAGAGAATCGTCCCAGAAGAAAAAAAGCCAAAAGCAATTAAGATCAAGTAATTAATTGCAAAGTCCTGAGCATGACTTAAAACTGCTCACAAAAGAAAAGAGAAAAGATTGATTATTCAAATTATTGGACTTCCTGGATCTGGTAAAACAACTTTAGCAGAAACATTAAAGGAAAAAATAAACGCAATACATTTAAATGCTGACTACGTCAGATCAACAGTTAATTCTGATTTAGGATTTAGTATAGAGGACAGAGTGGAACATGCTCGTCGTCTAGGAGAAATGTCCAGAATGCTTAGTGGACAGGGCTATGACGTAATCGTAGACTTTGTTTGCCCAACAAAGCAAACCAGGGATTCGTTTGGAAAGCCAGACATATTAATTTGGATGGACACAATTGCAGAGGGAAGATTTGAAGACACCAACAAACTATGGGAAGATCCAGAGGGAACTTACCTTTCGTTTATAGATCACCAAATGAATGCAGAAGAAAAGGCTTCTGCCGTAATTAAAACATTTAGGTTACATGATTGGTCTCAACCAACTACTTTGATGCTTGGAAGATATCAGCCATGGCATGAAGGGCATCATGCTTTATATATTGAGGCGGGAAAAAGAACAGATCAAGTTATGCTTGGTGTAAGAAATACATATAACACAAGTCCAAAAGATCCGCTTACATTTAATCAAGTAAAAGAATATATCGCTAAGGATTCTTTTATGGATGGATCAATGGTAGTAAAGATGCCTAATATCACAAACATAGTTTATGGAAGAGATGTCGGATATAAAATTGAACAGGTAAAGCTAGACGATAATATTGAAGCAATTTCGGCTACTCAAAAAAGAAAAGAGATGGGTCTATGAAAAAGATCAGATACATATGGTCTATAGTTAAAGATAGATGGATGAAGCCATATGATGATATTATATTAAGGTTTAACACAAAAGCAGAAGCAGGGGACCCATTGGTATGGAGGGTATTTGTTAATGGAAATCAAAGTTTAGCAAGTGACTTCGAAATACATGGATATGTTTATGCAGTTTCTTCTGAATATGAAGGTGACACTAAGTATAATGTTGGATGCAAGGGAAGAATTAGATGGGAAGGAACAAAAGCGATAATCCTTACCGCTAAAAAGCAGCCAGAGGTTTCTTTTTAATGCCTAGATATGAGTATGCATGTATAGAATGCGATTTCGGTATGGAAGTAAGCAAAACATTTGAAGAGGCAGATACCTTAGAATTTTGTGAAAAATGTGGCAATCAAATGAATAAAGTTTACGGAACAGTCGGAGTTCAATTTAAAGGCACTGGTTTTTACAAGACAGATAATCCTAAATAGTTAAATGATATAATTAACTAAATAAACAAAACGTTTGTTTAGGAGTTATAGTTGACTAGGACTAAAGCATGGAGATTATCTTTAGCCGCCATTTTAGGCTTTGGTTGGCTATTTATAACTCCTGCCTATAGCGATGATCCATTAAGTTTAGCCGCTCAAGAAATACAAGAATTAAATGATAGCGTAGCTGACTTAAACTATAAAACAGAATTTCAATCATTAATAGACATAGCGGAATCTAAATATGACGATGCAGTAGACGCAAAGGATGCGAGAGACGATGCTGCAGATGTTTACAATTCAGCAGTAGAAGCAGAGGCCACAGCATTAAACGAAAAGCTTTTGGCTCAAACTTCAGTAGATGGACAGACTGTTACTGTGGCTATAAAACTACAAGAAAAAAATGATGCTCAATCAGCATTAGATATATCAGCAGTAAATTTAGCAACAGCAAATACTAATCTTCAAACTGCTCAAAATGCTGTAAACAATGCTGGATCAGCAGGGTTACAATATACTGTTTATCATCTATTAAGAGATGGCTATGTTAACGGGCAGCATATAGCGGTACCTGGCTCTGTCATATGTACAGGTGTCTGGAATTCAAACTCCATGAATCTTCCAGTTTGCGGATACTACGAAGACATTATTGTTAAATTTACTGGCAAAATTACAGTACCATCAGATTGGACAAACGTATACTTTGCTGGATACACAGACGACGGATTTAGAATGTATGTAGATGGCAACCTTGCTGTAGACAATTGGGTTGAACAGGGCGCTACATGGAGCGCCTATTCTCCAATATATAATGTTAGCCAAGATAAAACTTTAGATGTAGAAATATGGTGGTATAACGGCGGTGGCCCAGGATCTTATCATCTCGGATGGTCAATTCCAGGTGGGTGGACTGGTGCAGGATGTGCTTATACTGGTGGATGGGGAGTAGGATTTAGTTGTAACCTTAATACATTTTCTTATGGATCAGGTGCAACACAACAACAATTAGATAATTTGTCTGCAGCGCAGGCAGCAAAAACGGCTGCACAACAAGATTATAATACTAAATTAGCAATACGTAACACTAAAGTATCTGAATATAATTCTGCTAATTCAGCTTTAACAACTCATAATCAAACTTTAACAACTAAAACAACTGCTCATAATGCTGCAATTATAAACACAGCAAATAAATTACAGGATAAAGAAGATACAATAGATGCATATGATCAATCAATTATAGATTTAAATAATTCTATTGATAATGCTTGGAACTATTATGATGAGCAAATGGCTAGAGAAATTGCTACTGCATTAGCACAAGCCGCTGCTGCTGCTGCTAACCAGCCAACGCCAGAACCAACGCCAGAACCTTCCCCAGAGCCAACAGAAGAGGTTACTCCAGAGCCAAGCCCTGAGCCTTCTCCTGAGCCATCGCCTGAGCAAACTGAATCAGTCGATCCCACTCCAGAACCAAGCCCTGAAACCACAGATGAGGCGACGCCAGAGCCAACTCCTGAACCTGAGCCATCTCTAGAGCCTTCACCAGAGCCTTCACCTCAGCCAACGGATATAGATCCAGAGCCAACTCCTGAACCAGAGCCAACTCCGACTGAACCTTCTGAAGAATCACAAGACAATGTTATCATAAAGGATGAAGAGTTACTAGAGTTAATTCCAGAAAAAGGAACTGGAACTTCAGAAGATCTCACTTCAGTTATAGCTAATTTAACAAGCAAGGATAATAAATTAGTTACATTGAGTCCAGAGCAAGTTTCTGCTGTTAGCCAGACATTAGTTGCATTAACAAATGAGGCAAAGATCGAGGTCGCACAAGACCTTGGCATTAAAGCAACTGAAGTTGCTGTAATTGCAGAAGCAATGAAGTCTAATCCAGAATTAGCCACAGCATTTGTTGAATTTAAGGATAGGGAAGCAGCAGCAGAAGGCGCCACCATGCCTTACACATTAGCTGACGCTACCACAGAAGTACAGACAGAAGCATTTTTGGCGGACCCAATAGGAGCAGTTTTAGATATAGATTTAAGTAAAGTTTTAAGCCCATCAGAATGGGGCAAGGATATGACAGATGACCAAAGAGAAAAGGCACAGGAAGTCGTCATACCAGTAATTATTGCAAGTAATATCGTGGCTGCAGCCATGACTAGGAGGATATAATGAAAATAATAAAGGCTATTTTAAATTATGCCTGGGAAGTAATTAAGGAAAGCATAGCCCAAATATTTACCCTTCTAGGGTTTTTTATTGCTTGGCTTACCCTTACAGGAACCGCCCAGCAGGTAGTTGGCGTGGCAACATTAATTGCTACGGTTATTTGGCTAGCTACAATCCCTTTAAGAAAAGAAGAGTAAAATGATATAATGGAGGCATGAGAAAATTAGGTGCCTCATTAGCTAGTATAATGCTAGCCTTCACAGTTACATCGTGTAACTTTGATGGTTCATTCCGATATGAATGCCAAGACCCAGCAAACTGGGAAAAGGCAGAATGTAATCCTCCAATTTGTGAGACTACTGGAACCTGTTCTAGAGATTTAGTTGGACAGGAAGTATGGGATGAGTACCAGAAATCAAAGGTAAAGAATGGCTAAAGAAAGATTAACCCCACAAGATCTTGATGCAAGACTAAAATTTATTCTTGGCATCACACTTGGAACAATTTTATTGTGTACATCTTTAGGAATTTTGTACGCTCTTATATTTGTAACACAGCCAATTGGAGCACAATCAGAAAATGATAAAATGTTTTTCAATGTTCTTGGTAGCGTTGCAACATTTATCACAGGAACTCTTGCAGGTTTGCTAATTGGTCAGTCTGGTGCTAAGGATGTTATGGCAGCACAGATGGCAAATAAAGAAATAGATGCAAAAAATACTCAGGCAGATAAGAAACTTGAATCAGAATTAGAAATTAATGAATTGAAGGCTGAAGTAGAAGCTGATGCCGTTAGAGCAAGATTAGACGCAAAACCAAACGATCAAATGCCAGCAGAGCAACCAGTAGATACTGACTGGGACAAGGATTAATCATGCCTTGGAACATTAAGCAGGGCGCAGCAGGATGCAAAGGTTATGCTGTTGTAAAAGAAGGCACAAACGAATTAGTTGGATGCCATGATAGCGAAACAAAGGCTAAGGCGCAATTAAGAGCACTTTATGCTAATGAGGTTGAAAAAGCCAACCCATGTTGGGAAGGTTACGAAATGGTAGGTTGGAAAAACAAAAATGGGAAACGGGTTCCCAATTGTGTTCCTAAAGTTAAAAAAGGAATTTTCGGAAGAGGTAAAAACTAATTATGTCAAATGATTTTGCAGTACCAGCAGAAACAGAAAAGGCTCCAAAAGGTAGCGCAGCCAGATTAATACAAGTTGCTAAGTCACAAGTTGGATACATTGAAGGTCCAAAAGATAATGAGACAAAGTATGGAGTATTTACTAAGGCTAACTTTCAACCATGGTGTGGATCATTCGTAATGTGGTGCGCTGATCAAGCTGGAGTAAAAGTTCCAAATACTGTTTATACCCCAGGAGGCGCAGCAGCATTTAAAAAATCTGGAAGATGGATTGATGTAGATTTAGCTGATCCAGAGCCAGGGGATATTGCATATTTTGATTTTCCTGGAGACGGAGTAGATAGAATTTCACACGTTGGAATTGTTGTAGAAGACAATGAGGATGGAACCGTATGGTGCATTGAAGGTAACACTTCAAGCAGCAAAAAGGGTAGCCAAAGAAATGGTGGAGAAGCCTGTCGACAACTTCGTGCATTTAAGAAAAATAAAAAAGGTGTTCAGGTCTCTATAGTAGGGTTTGGCCGCCCAAAATTTAAGAAGTAAGGAATACATAATTGTATTTTGAACAGCCAGAAAATAATATTGTATATTTTAAAGGCGTAATAAAAAATTATCAAGAAATTATAGACGCTATAGAGTCTTTATCAAACGATGCTGTTTCTGCATGGGAGCCTTGGTATGGACATGGATCGTCCACAAGGTATGGTGAAATTAAGCATGTCGTTAGAGATCAAATTCAGTTTATAAATTCTGATGAAGACAGAGCTAAAGCCGCTTTTGCGATAAATTGTCTAACCAACAAAATGTCAGATTGTGCAATTAAGTATGCTGATATATTTAATATAGACAGAAAAGCATTATATTATGCAGTATCACTATTGACAGACCCAAGAACCAAAATGGGAATAAATAAATATGATCAAAATGCATTTATGGGAGCACATGTAGATTTTAATGAAGATAATTATTATTTAGCATATACTATAGTTGTATATCTAAATGATGACTATGAGGGTGGAGAGCTTTACTTTAATGATTTAGATATTAAAATAAAGCCAGAGGCTGGCAGTATAATAATGTACCCATCTTCTCATCCATATACCCATCAATCATTAGAGATTACAAAAGGAAGAAAGATGCTGATAACACATCATTGGCAAATGATTCTTCCTCCAAATGGTTGACTATGACCCATCTTTTAGTGTATAATTATACTAATGGGATGCCTATTAGAAATAGGAATCAATGTTAAATCTTAACGAATTAGGTGTTAACGTATTTATAAAAAGGGCAAAAGATATAGAGCCCTTCTGGAACAATTACGATTTAATTATATGGAAAAAGAATCCCAAAGGATTTTCAGATTCAAATGGTATGTTTAGAAATGGCTGGGGAACAGCTCAAAAAATTACTGTAAACAACAACGGTACTTGGCAACTTCCAAATAAATATGTCAGATATTTTAAATGAATTAGGATTAGATGAAGACAATGTTAGATGGTGGGATCTAGCAGCATGTCATGGTATGGACACTAATCTATTTTTTGATAAATATGAATTAGATGTCAATATGGCAAAAGCAATAGATCAGTGCTGCCTTTCTTGCCCAGTAATACAAATGTGTTACAAATCTGGAATAGAGAACAACGAATACGGAGTATGGGGAGGAGTTTACCTATCCTCTGGATCTGTAGATAAAATGAAAAATATTCATAAAGACAAGAATGTTTGGAAGGAATTGAGAAAACGCAATGCAGTCTAATCTCTATGACAACAAACATTTTAAACATGGTGTTAATTTATGGACTGGTGAACCAAACAAGCCAGTGTTTTACAATGATGAGATGAGAAAGAAGTTAAGGGAAATAAAGAAGCCATTACTATTAATGATGGACGTAGTTAAATACCCAGAATTTCTCGCCCTAAGATTATATGAAGATAACTTTATACAGTTTACAGGAAGTAAAAAAGAAGAAGTTATAGATTATGTTATGAAGGTAAAAAAGATGATAGAGTCTCATGGAGTAAGATGCGAACTTGAGGGGGTTCCTAGTGAAAGATCAATTACTTGATGTTTACATACATACAGAGGGTGTGTACGGAACAATACAATCATTGGGAGCGTTTGCTTCTATGGTGACCTATAATAAAGATGGCATTCACTACGAAGAGCTATTAGAGAATGACGATTTTAGTTTAATCGGAGAAGAATACTAATGGAAAAGATATTATGTGCTTCATGCAACAAAAGCAAAAATAAGTTATCTGCAAAGAGATCATCGCTTTTGTCAATAAATTTATTAATGTGCCAAACATGTATAGATGAAAAGCTTGAGCCAAAATGGGTTATAATTATATCTGGAAGACAATATGGGCCAGAACATGTGAAAGATTTTGTACAAAAAAGAAAATATCTTGGATCTGAAATAACTGCATCTGAATTATTAATTTAATTATATAAGCATTTACGGTATAATATACCTATAATGCAAATAGATTACATAACAATCGTCCTGACATTGTTAGCGGCGGTTCTAAGCGGACTTTCAACTGCCATAATTGCTGGATTTAGGGATGCAAAAAAAGAAAAAAGGCGTCAGGCTGAAAGGGAAACAGACCATCTAAAAATGGAGGTCAAGGACCTAAAAATTGACCTTTATAAATTAGAAAAAGAATTAACTGAATGGAAAGATAAATATTATGATGCCGTTCAGGAATTAATTACCCTAAAAGGCGAATTAGAAAATGCATTAAATATGCTTAATCACATAGAAATGCATGAAGATATGGACTCCGAATATTTAAAATAGTACAATAGGTTATATGACCTGTATTGTAGCCCTATCGGTGGGCAATAAAGTTTACCTTGGTGGAGACTCTGCCGCATCAGACGAAAAGTCTGGATTAGTTTTGCAGATAACAGACCCTAAAGTTTTTAAAGTTGGGCAATTTGGTATAGGCTTTGTTGATAGTTTTAGAATGGGTCAAATACTACAATACAACTGGACGCCACCAGTTTACAAGCCAACAGTTGGTTTCAAGAATTTAGATAAGTTCATGCGTACTAAGTTTGTTGAGTCTATCAAAGAAGCCTATCAAGAACACGGTTACGGTAAGTTTGGAGCAAACACTGAAGACGGTGACGAAGGCGGAATCATAATCATTGCTGTTCAAAATACTGGTAGGATTTTTACCATGGATGTAGACTACCATGTATCTGAGCTTAGTACATCATATTACGCAGAAGGAAGTGGACAGCAAGTGGCCCTTGGATCTTTGGCATCTACATCCTCAATAAAGACACCTAGAAAGCGTATAAGAATGGCACTAGAAGCATCTGCTAAGTTTATAATGAGTGTAAAGCCCCCCTTTACAATTATAGAAATTTAAAGTATAATTATTTTATGGAAGAACCTATGGACATAAATGATCTGAGGCCAGATTACAGTAGGTCTATGGATATAAGAGGGGTTCCAACACATGTATGCCCATGCGGTTGTGATGTTTTTAATTTAAAAGTTATATTCGATAACTTTGAGATAGCCAGTTATTTTTTAGACATGGAATGTGCAAATTGTGGCACATTAGCAACGGCTCCAACACCAATAGATAGAGATGGATCAGAGTGAGAAAAACAGAAAGAATTAATCAGTTAGAAATAGAACTATATAAACTTAGAATAGAATTAGATTTAATTCATGAAATTATTTCAACAATTTTATCTTCTCAGCATCAGCAAGATACCTCTAGGATGGATTCTGGAAAGTGGTATCCAAGAAGGATGCCTCCACAAAATTAAGTATTGACAGACTCACTGCTATTTAGTAGAATTGTCTTTATGAAAAAACTAATAACGGCTCTAGTAGCCATCATACTAACAATCACATCAATGCCTGCACAGGCAAATTTGAAGAACAGGACATCTGTTCCCACACTAGCAATTCTAGACAGCGCTCTAGATACTAGCATCCCATCTATCAAGTCTAAGCTCATTTATGAAGTATGCATTCTTGACTGGCCTTCTTGCCCTAATGGTAAAAACTTTATGGAGGGGCAAGGATCATCTGTAATCCCTATGAGCATTTTGTCCAATAGTAATTTTAATCATGGAACACAAATGTCTTCAATTGCAATTGCAAATAACCCAAACATGAATATTATTTTTATTAGAATTATTGGTCATACATCAAGAGGCATGAGACAAACTACTGGAGTTAACACAATCCCTAATGCTTTGTCTTGGGTAAAAGCTAATAAGGACAAGTATAATATTGTTGCCGTATCAGTATCACAAGGTAATCAGTCTGTATTAAAGAAGGCTCCGTTTAACTATTGCCCAGTAACTAGCACGGACAACTCAGTAAACGATCTATATTCTATTGGAATTCCAGTATTTTTCCCAGCAGGAAATGAAAGAGACTTGTCTAGGATTAATTGGCCAGCATGCATACCAAATTCAGTTGCTGTGGGTGGAAGTGAATCTTATGGAGAGGTTTCAGTTTTAAGTAATTATGATAAGAACCTTATCGACATTTGGTCTCCTGCTGGCTCTGTATCAATTTACCCAGGGAACAGAAGCGGTAATTCATTCGGAACCTCAGTTTCAACACAGGTTGCAGCAGCAAATTATGTTGCTCTAAAATCTGCTAAGCCATCACTTACATTAGATCAATTGTTGTCTTTAATCAAGAAAACAGCAAAACCGATCACAAACTCTTTGAAGCAACAGGGACTGTTACTTGATCTTGGAGCAGCCCTAAATGGATAAAAATGTAACCGTTCTTCAGGGTATTATTGAAGATGTTGCCACTGAGTTATATCAGCAATGGTATAACTCAGTACCACCTTCTGATGTTACAGAGGAATCATCGAAAGCAATGATGAAGAATGCATTCGACACCTCATTCTTTGTAATTCAAAGGTTCATGGAAAAATTTAATAAAGAGGCGGAAGCACTAAAGGGTGTTGACGATCAAGGCAATATTTAGTAGGATATACCTATGCAAACATTTATTCCTCATCAAGATTTTAGCAAGACAGCTAAAAGATTAGACCGTAAGCGCCTTATAAAACAAAGTGTAGAGAATTTACAAATACTAAAGTCTTTGGCTGGATTGTATTCTTCAGGTGCTTGGAAAAATCATCCTGCTGTAAAAATGTGGGACGGTCATGAAGATTGGTTATTTTTATATAACGAGTCTATTATTAAAGAGATATTAATGAGAGGCTATAAGAACACAACACATGCCACATTTGATCAGATTTATCAAGACCATTTTATGTTTATGGAGTCCGATAGGCCCTGGTGGCTAGGAGATGAGCGTGTTCATTATTCTCATCGTGGCAGACTTTATGAAAAAGACCCAGACAAGTACTATTTTTATTCAGAGTTTGCTGACTATAAAGATATGGGATATACTTGCTGCGAGTCGTGCAACTACTATTGGCCAACCCATGTGGATTCCCTATGATAGTTACAGATGAAAATTTTGAAGATGTCATAAATAGCCACAAACTAATTATGATAGATTTTTGGGCGGAATGGTGTAGGCCATGCAAAATGTTTTCTCCAATTATAGAAGAAGTTTCAGAAGAAACTGGGATATGGTTGGGAAAAATGAATGTCGACAATGAGCTAACAAAGCAAGTCGAATATCACGTAACAAGTATCCCTACTACTATATTGTTTAAAGACGGAAAGCCAGTAAAAACAATTATTGGTGCCAAACCTAAACATGTTATGTTAGAGGAGATTAAAGAATGGATCTAGCTTTTGACGATTGGATTAAATTTGGTTATGACAAAGGTTGGATATCAGATGTTTTTTGTAATACCCACGACGGTCCTCCAATGGACGACGAAGAATTAAAGGAGTGGGATGAAGGCGGAGATCCATGTTCTTTTCAAGTAAGAGTATGGGAATTAAGCTAGAATTCTGATTCACAATATAGAATCAGAGTATATAAGGAGAAATAAAAAGAATGAAATCATTCAAGAAAATCGCTCTAGCCGTGGTTGCAGCCATGACTATGGGTACACTTATTGCAACACCTGCAAGTGCTGCGCCAATGACAGTTGCTCTTGCGACTGGTGCAACTTTCGGTACAGCTAATACAACCGCTTCCGATATTGCTACACCAGCACAGTTGACAGTGCCTTCAGATAATGAAGTTAATGCTACTGATGTATTGCGTATTATCGCAACCGTAGATACAGGAACATCTGTAACTGCAACTGCTACTAACGCTACAATTGTTTCGGCGCTACACTCATCTGCTGCACCAGTAACAGCATCGTCAGGATCAGCGTCTTTGACAATTGCTACTGGAACAGGTACAACTGCAACGTTTTATGTATATACTAAAACGACAGCAATTGGTAACGTGGTTTTGACAAACCAGGGAACCACACTTACATATTATGTCCAAGGAACAGTCGGTAAGATTAATAATCTTTCCGTATCTGCTCCTGCAAACGGTGCTGCTGGAACAGTTCAGACAATTACCGTAACTGCTACAGATATTTTTGGCAACAAGGTATCAGGAAAGTCCATTACTGGTCGTGTATTTGGCTCAGGCGGAACCCTTGAAACCTCAACTGCTACTACTGGCGCAACCTTGGCAACTTTTGGAGTTGCTACATTTAAGTTAACTCTTCCAACAGCATCAACACGTTCTCTAGTAGAATTTTCGTTGACAACTGCTACAGATGGAGAGTCTGCAGATGTTACTGGTTTGCCAGTACGCACCCTTGCACCGTTTGCGGAAATTGCAGTTCGTGATTTGACTGCAGAGTTGGCAAAGGTACAGGCAGATCTTGCTGCTGAAAAGGCAGCACGTGCTGCAGATGCAACTGCTGCTGCAACCGCTGCTGCAACCGCAAAGGCTGCTGCTGATGCTGCTGCTGCAAAGGCTGCTTCCGACCTAGTTACTGCTAATGCAGAGGTTGCTAAGCTTAAGGCTGATGCAGTAATTGCAAAGGCTGCTTCCGATAAGGCTCTTGCAGATGCAATCTCTAAGGCAACAGCAGATGCTGCTGCTGCAAAGGCTGCTTCAGACAAGTCAATTGCAGATCTAAAGGCTGCTTTTAATAAGTTAGCACGTTCATGGAACAAGAAGAATCCAAAGGCAAAGGTTGCTCTAGTTAAGTAACTTTTCTAAATAAGGAGGCGGGGATACCGCCTCCTTATTATTATAAATGATAGAATATGAATATGACATTATTAGAACAGTTAAGGTTTGCTAAAGTAAACAAAAAAGCTTTTATGGTAAAGGAATACTTCCCTACTTCCATAAATTGGTGGGATGCATTAAATTTTATATATCAACAAACTCAAGAAGATAATGATGAGTTAAAGGAACAGAAAAGAGACAGACACAGAGACGTAGACGTGTTTGGAAATGTATTAACCCAACACCCATTTTGGCTTGCGCCACAAACTGGTTTAGTTTGGAATCATTTTAAAGAAATTAAAAATTTTTTAATTAAAATTAATAATGACTGTGGTATTGATGCAGACTTTACTGATTGTAATTTTTATAAACATTGGGATTCAAGAAACTGCAGTTGCGATGCATTGTGGCATTCAGAAGGAATAAAAGTTTCCTTGGGTGACAAGTTTGTTCCTTCTCATAGCGACCCATGGGATGCATTTTATTTTCAAATAATAGGAAAATCATTTTGGAGAATAACTGACCCAACTGGATCTTCTGAAGTTTATGAATTAGATGAAGGTGACATATTATTTTTTCCAATAGAAACTTCACATGAAGTGTGGTCAGAAGGGCCAAGAACTGGATTGTTAGTTAATGCAGACAGCCAAAAAGATCTTGCAAAGTACATAGGTTTATGATAAACTTAGGTAGTATGGAATGGGATCACTTTAATATTATTAAGAAAAAAGTTGTAAGAGAGCTAATTAATGAATTTGAAGGTTTGGAAATTCCTCCAGACTGGAGACCAAGAGAAGTCTTGGGTCTTGTTTTAAGAAAACTAGAAGATAAAGAGAAATCATGTTAAAAGATACTGTTAAGAGATGGTTTGGTTTTCCGACAGTTGCTGATTATCAAAAGCAGCTAATTGCCAAGCTAGAAGAAATTGAAGCAGAAGAAAATAAGGTAAAGGTTGCCAAGAAGGCACCAGCCAAGAAGGCACCAGCCAAGAAGGCACCAGCCAAGAAGGCACCAGCCAAGAAGGCACCAGCCAAGAAGGCACCAGCCAAGAAGGCACCAGCCAAGAAGAAGGCTAAGTAGTGGAATCCAGAAAGCGTAGTTTGCTAAAGACTTTAAGTTGGGAAACATTTCATCTAGTAGGTGTTGCTGGAATAATTGCAATTGTAACCTATTTAATTACTGGAGAGGTAGAGTATGAGTATGCTACTCTAGGAGCCCTAGGATACATATTGTGGGAGTCAATTGGATATTTTCTGCACGAAAGAGTATGGGCCAAATTTGGCCATAAAGTAGATTAATGGATATATTAGATCAGTGCGAAATGCCTGGCTGTGAGGGCCAGGCAGAGCATATAACTGCTACAGAAACAAAGTTTATACAGGTCTGTAAGGACTGCTATAATAAAAAATATAAGAAATGATATAATTACATAATAAGCGGACTTCTAGACCCGCTTAAATACAACCTATAGGAGTAATAAAATGTCAGACGGAAAAAACTTAAACGGATTCAATGAAACAAAGCCTTCAGCCGCTGGAGTGTGGAATGGTGTTCAGTATGCATCAGACCCAAAGCAAGCTTTCCCAGCAACAGATAAGTCTTCACAAGACGGCGCTGGATTAAATAACGGCGGTAAGTAATATGTGCGTTGAATGTGGATGCCAAATGGTTGGCAGCGAAACTGGAATCAAAGATGTAAGCATTTCAGATGTTTCCAATCAAGGTGATAAGTAATGTGCCTTGAATGCGGATGTCAATCATCAGAAGATACTCAAAGAGAATCTTCTAATGCAGTTACAAGTAATTCAGTTAAAGGAAACTCAAACTAATGAAGGCATACCTTCAGATAACTAATTATGTATCAAAAGCTTCCATCAAAGAAGGAGATTTTGTTGTAACATCAGATGATGATGATGTTATTGCTGGAAGAGTAGAGCACGTAATGACTGAAGGTATGTTTGGTATTGAAGATTCAGAATATTCAATTGAAGCTTCTCAGGAAGATCCCGCAATACTTATAAGAAAATTTGAGCAAGAAGAGGAAAGTGGTTTGTGGGAGGAGACGCCTTGGCTTATTGGTAAGCCTGCAAAAATGTGTACTCCGATACAAATGCTTCCTTTAGAAGAAGAATCGATGTCCAAAGGGTATTGGACTGGAATGTTCGATCCGAAAGGATTAATTAAAAATGTCTGAAAATGGAACTGGCATGAGTTCTCCAGTTAATTCTAGTCCAGCTGGTGCAGTAACTTCATCTGAGGCTACTAGAAAGCACCCAAAGCAAGGTAAATTTGTTTCTGGAGTTAATAATAAAAAGAACACCATGAAGATAGATACAAACAAGCATGGTATTAGAAGAGAAACTAGCACTCAGCCTAAAAAAGTCGGAAGAAAGAAAGTCTAATGTCTTCTGGAAAAGGAAAAGGAAGTTATCCTTTTAATCCGACACAAATAAAAAATGGTAAAATAGTTAGACTAAGAAAAGATGGAACAGTAAAAGCTATTTTAGATGATTACAAGGTCAAGCATCCAAAAAATAATGTGCAAAAAGGAAAGTAGTTCTAGCGAACTTTATATTGATATTCTTAGATCGATAGACGATCATATAGATAAAACAGAAGAATTGGAAGTTTAGTTTGAGAAAGTTGATAAATGGCAAAGAGGCGGAAGAGTTCTCGACAGCCACAGATTTAACAATTCATACTAAATGTCCATCAAAGTGGATACTCATGGACTTGGAAACAGGCCAAGTATACAGAGGTTTGAGAGACCCAGGACCATATGGTAAATGGGAAAGACTTGACGAGGAGCTAAAAGATTATGGAATCAAATAATTTCGTAATAGAAAAAATACACGATAAGGTGTGGGCTTTTAAGAATGTTTTTTCTAAGGGAAATGAAATGATTAAGCACTATCAGGATACATTTCCAGAAGAGTGGGTAGGCTGGTATGGCTTTGGAGATCATATTTTGATCCCACTACCTGGTGAAAGATATGAATCTTTCCCGACTCAAGAAGAGTGGAATAATTTAATAGCAGACATTGATGATCGTAAATCTAATAATGTTTATGTGAAAGAATTAATGCAAAATTTTTACGATGTTACAAAACAATATTGTGAAGGAACTAACACAAGTCTTGAAAACTGGTGTTGGCAGTCAATAGATATAGCCTGCTATAAAGATGGTATAGGCGTAAACGACAAGCAAGGCATGAACTATCAT